TTCTATGTTCAACACCAAGTAATTTGGTGTCAAAGGATCGTCAAAACCTCTTGAACCCCCTACAGGATTCCATCCCCACTGAATGTCCCGACTACCTTGATTTGGAAACCCAAATCCATCCGGAGCAGTACTGTTAGTCAACAGAATCTGTAAACCGCTAGTACCAGAAGCTTGATAGCTTACATCAGGACGTGGCTCTCGTACAGCTTGTGGATCATCCACAGGGTACATACCCAACTGCAACTGAGGCTGATCAGGATCCCAACACTCAGGACACACTTTCAAATTAAAAAGACGTGTCTTGATAATCTCTTTCTTCAGGTCTTTAAGCATGTACCGCTCATCACAGCGGTCACACTGAGCAATTGCATACTTACCTGAGGAATATCTACTAGGCATACGTTACCTATAGAACGACTGTCTTGGGACATAACGGTCAGGAGCCTTCTCGCGGTCTTCCTGCGACGCTAACGTCCATTGTTCTTCGTAGGCGGCTTTAAGCATCACAATGCGTTCCATAGGCACGTCAGGGCGCTTAGAACCAACATAATAGGCTAGACCAGCTACCACGCACGGAATCAGCCGGAACGGGATATCCTGCACGTTAACGCCGTTACCAGCGTCTTGCATGCGGCGCATGCGCCAGTACACAAACACATACTGATCGCCAGGAGAGTTAGGCGTAGGCCACACGTTTACAGACGTGAGGTTGTTAACCGTTACGGCTGCGCCAATTGCATGACCAGCGGCAGTTGTATTAGTGACGCCGTTGTACTGACCACGATAACAATTAAGTAATTGATTACCGCTGACGTTAGCGTAGTAGATTGTTTCTGCATCAATTGTGATAAATCCTGTAGCTGGTAGGCTCACTGTTGAACTGAGGGTAATAGTTGTATCTGTTGATAACACTGTAGCCGCTACCGTTGCCGTAGACAAATAACTCTCATTAGACTGCCGGTTAATCCACACCTGAATAGGGCGGCCTTGCGACAACTTGTTTGGCAGCGTTGAGTACGTTGATTCAGAGATACGGCTGATGTTGATATCAATCTGATTAGGCGTACTAGCCTGTGTACGGATAACCTGATCCAAGAGATCAATCGTAGTACTAGGCAAAGCATAGACGCCCTGCCCAGTGTTCATTACGAATTGGCCTTGCTCAATAGTCCATAAATTGATGCCACGGTTAGCCCATTCAATCGTAAGCATGTTGAAGGACCGGCGTGCGGTACGAAACTCATAGCCAGTACGAACCTCAAGACCCGCCCGCTCATACGCTTCCTCAACAATATCGTTGAAGTCTAGATTAAAGGTGGAGAGTCCTGAAGTGCTAGCCATTATCTATACCCTGCCGTTTTCTTTGCAATCTTTTTTGGTTGGGCTACGAATTGTTTTCCGGCGGCTTTTCCTGCACGCTTGGCTTTGGTCGTCGCAGCGTACTCAGCAGGGCTGAGACTTTTAATCGCAGCGCTTGGAAGGTATCTTTCACCAGTGTCAGAAGATTTTTTACCACTTTTGGTTCTCCATTTTTGGTCGCCCCAATCCTTCAATGATTTTTGAGGCGCTTTCAATCTCGGTAACCCCCGCCTGCCGCCTTGTACTTCTTGGCAACAAGCTGAGCTTTACGCGCTGACCACTGACCTGCACCAGTACCCTGCGTTGCGGCTGACTTTACTTGAGACACGATCTTCTTGCGAAGACTTGGCTTTGTGTAATTGCCAGCCGCATTCACTTTACCGCCTTCAGCGTATTGCGTAAAGTCGGTGTCGTCCCGCCGGGCTTTCTTCTTGCCCTTGGGCATTTTAGAGGGGGCGATGTCCCCCATACCGCGGCTGGCCATCATGATTTAACAGATCTTTCCGCGGGTCTTGCCTTTAGTGGCAATACCGTCAGCGCGAGAAGAAGCAGAACCGCCAGAAGCATAGCCTTTAACTTTACCGCCATGTTTCATGCTCATGTCAGAAACGTCTTTATTCTCTTCGCTGTTTAGGCGCTGAGAACCTTTTGGATAGCCAAAATTGCTAGCAGCAGCTTTGGATTCATCGGGGGTCATCTTCTCACCCATCTCTGGCCCCAACTCTGGTTTAGTTGACACTTTTGATTCGCCACGACGAGTAAGACCACGTTCCTTGTTTAAGAAATCGCGCAGGGACATGCCTGATCTTTCAAGCTCTTCTTTGGTAACAATCGGGTTACCTTTGCGATCTAGTTTACGTGTTTTCATGTCAACTCCTTAGCAGGCTTTGCCGCCCATATTCATCTTGACCATTGATCCTTTGGTTTTGCCTTTTGTGGCAACACCATCGCGGCTGGGGGCGGCTGTTTTAACTTTGCCCATTGCCATACCGCCACCAGCCATTTTCTTAGCAGGAGCGCCTTTTTTCTTGGCCATCATTGCCATGAAGCCGGGATTCATTTTGGAAGCCATAGTATCACCACCTTTAGAAAATTTGCGACCCTTGTCCGCAGTTGTAAAATCTTTGCCCACAGACTGCGGGACTCCTACTTTCTTAGCAAACGATGGCGAATTTGCAATCGCTGCCATGAAATTGTGTTGCTTCTTACTCGTCGATGGCATTACTTGCCCCCTGCGTACCAGTTAACAAGCTGAACTAAACCTGCGCCTACAACACTACTAGCCCCACCAACAAGCATTAAAACTTTCCAGCCACCACGAGCCTCGGACAAAGTTTTGTCAATAGCCGTCAACGTTGCCTGCATAGACTTCATGTTTTCTAACATCTTATCCATGTCATCTTGCAAATGCCGGATGTCAGACGCATGCGTAGCTAACTCACGGGCGGTTTGAATAGCATCTTCACTCATACCATTCGCCCTTTTGTCTTGCCTTTTGTAGCGCAGCCATCAGCCGCAGTCACATAGCCCCCATCCTTACAGTTCCACGCCCTCAAAGACTTATTGATCCTTGAATCCGGATCGTTGGCTGTCTTCTCGCTTGTCAATTTCTTCTTCATTCCACTCATCCTTGCACAGAAGGAGTCGCGGCGTGAGCCGCCCTCGGGTTGAGGACGTTTCAGTCCCGGTTTCCCGGGGTTTGCCGCGTTGTACGAGGCCCGTCCCTTGGCGTTCAAGCCGCCCTTCTCGGACTTCCCCTCTTTGCGAGTCCATGCTGGAGACTTAGCCATAGAAAACCACTGCCGTAGTTGCAGAACCGGATACAGTCACGTGTAAATCTGTCAGGCAAAGAACACCTTCACCGGGTATCACCACATTAAACGGAGTTCCCGCAGCGACTGTCGCAGTAGAAAATACCACTGTACCGCTTGCGCCGCCATCTCTTATTACCACAGTGCCTGCGGCAGAGCCGGGAGTTACAACAATACCTTTTAAACGGGTTCTACCATCAAAGGCAGTAGCCGTAGTTGATACGTAACTACTCTTTACGTCATATTGCATTGCCATTTTCTTGCTCCGGTTCTGGGGCTTCTAGCCTGTTTATGAGCATCTTGTACGCTTGGATTGTGGCTTGAGCCTGAGTCAAAAAGGTTCGAGCCTTCTGTGCTTCAGTCTCAAGTTCACTAATCTCAGTCTCCAAGAATTCCTTGGTGATCTGCATGTTAAGCCGCGCTAGAGCACATGATGAAGTAAGGCGTGCCGTCTGATGCCACGACTCTCAAAGTCTTAGCAATAGTGGCAGTGCTTGTTACAAACAAAGCTGCGGGGATGTTAAACAAGTTAGGAACAGTGCCTGTACCGCTGTTTGTAAAGCGAATGAATGACGTGTTAGTCCAAGTGCCGCCAGAAGCAAAGTCAGAGTCAGCTTGAATAACTGACAATGTACCGCCGGGGTTTGTGGACGTACCGCCCAAAGTAGCGCGAAGAGCGTTACCTGCGCCAGAGATAGTGCCAGAACCGTTGATGCTCAAGCTAAGGTGAGCACCGTTGATCGTGCCGCCTGTAGCGCCGCCAGCACCCGTTACGCGGGTCAAAGCACGGATAGTCTCACCAGAGCCAGTGGAAGTAAATTCCAAGCGGTTGTACGACAAACGTGTATCGCCAGTAGCGGCTGAAGTTGTAGCGTAGAACTCGGATACGTTGCCGGCAGTTGTTTCTGCAATAGGGCTAGCGGCTGTACCACCGATAAAACCATTGAGGGAAGATACTGGGCCGGAGAATGTGGTTAATGCCATGATTTTTACCTTACATGCAAGTTAGGCGTATCAATCTGCATGTCGTCAGCCGGGACTGTTTGATACACCGGAAGACCCGGATTAAAGGCAATATACACCAAAAGAAAAAGGGGCACAAGGCCCCTTTTAAAATATTTCCAAAGAAATATTAGGTTGAACCGGGTGAACCGAAGACACCCAATGGATCAGACCAGCCGAACGAATAACGCTCACGGGCCTTGTAACGAACGTTACCTGTGTCGAAGTCACCATCCATAGATGTGGACAACGCCATACGCTCGAAGTGCTTCAAGCCGTTAGGTACGTCAGTTGTCAAGAACCAAGCGTTTGTGTCGGTCAAGTAGTGGTTAATTGTGTAACCTTCAGGAATTGAACCGTTGTTCTTCAACGCGTTGATGTCGTTGTCAGCGGTACCAACACGGAGGTTAGTCTCGAGCAAACGAGT